GTCATTTGCTACTTTCCTCATTATGCAGAAATATGCTGAAGTTTTCACCGACCACTTCATCAGTAAACCACCTGAGTGGTCAGCTATCGGGTTTTCATGGTTTAACCGTGGGGCCTGCAAGCTTGCTGCTTCGTTGGGGCTCGTCGCTGGGTGCGCGCCTGAGGGTGACGATGTCTGTTCATCGGACGTGTCTAACTGGGACGCCTCCTTGAGTCCAAGTCTGCTGTGGGGTGCTTGTGAGTTTCATTGCACCATCATCGCTCAGTCACTGCCTAAGGTTGAGGCTGAGCGGTGGATCAAGGTCGTTAGGGCATTGTACCATCACATGATTAATGCTCGCGTTGTCTTTCCTGGTGGCCACATGTTTGAATATTGTGGCGGCATGAAGAGCGGATGGAACCTTACCTCAGTGGATAATACGATTATTCACGAGATTGTGTTTCGCTACGCTTCATTGCACGCTTATGGGAAGGTTCCGCCGCACAAATTGTATGGTGATGACAATGTTTTCCGTTCCAAGAGTGGGGGCGATGACGCTAGGTTGACAGAGGCATATGGGCACTTTGGCCTTACACTGAAATACATTCATAGGTCAAAGTACTCCAGAGACATCGATTTCCTGAGCAAGTATCTCTACTACGACCCTACTGCTTGCGCTTATTACCCGTTTCGGCCTACAGTTGAGAGCGACGCTCGCATGCTGATGCCCGAGGACTTCGATCCCCATACGCTGCCCGCGTCTGACGCTGTCGCATCTGCTGAAGTTATCGTGGGGCACTTATTCGATAACTTCTTCAATATGGAGGTGAGGTCTTTGTGTGTCAAAATGCTTGCGCACATTCGAGATGTTTATCACGTAGAGGAGATTGACCCTTCCTCCTCCTTCCGGAATTACAGGTACAAGGGATTTGGTGCGGTTTTCCGCACTAAGTTGCCTACAGTGCCGTCTGTTGAGTTCATTGCGCGGCTGTACGGCTTGCCTGTTGAGATGGATACGTCCGAGGAGCATGCCAATGCTACCATCAAGGCTCCTACCTTTGATAGGTTTGCGCGGGCATACGACTCGACAGTTGGCGCCTTTGCGGAGTTCTTCGCGCGAGGTGTTAACGTGTTAGCGAAAGCCATCTCTCACGCTGCCAACAATCGGATACGCACCATGACCAGATATTTCCGGCTGACATACTACAGTGCTGGTACTGCTGGGCTGAAGCTCCTTGAAGCCTTACGCGTGCTTGACTGCGACGTATCGAAGATGAGCACTCTGCTCGATGTTGGAGGCCACCCAGGGAGCGTTGCATGCACTGTAATCAATGCCGCCCCACATGTGCGGGTCACAACTGTGTCGCCAATGTATGAATCTGACAAGTCTAAGGGATTACCCTTCATGCCCAAAGCTCCAGTGCGTGAGTGTGATACTCGCATTGAGGCTGATTTCATGAAGGCGAGGATCCATGGAACGTTTGACCATGCTCACATTGACGTCACTTTTGGTGACCTGGACCATGACGTCAAGTATGGATCTGAGCGCACCGGGG